GAGGCTCTCGACAAGCTAGAGCGCAACACCCTTACGTCTCACCACGGCAAATCGGCCTCCGAGCGGGCGGATACGGAAGAAGTTCCCGTACGAAACCTACTGATCACGATGCCACCACGCCACGGCAAGTCTACCTACGGCTCTGTCATCTTCCCCGCCTACTTTATGGCGCGGAAGCCCAACCGTTTCCTCATGTCCACCTCGTACAACAGCCAACTGGCAACCGATTTCGGTCGCCAAGTGCGTGATTTAGTCAATGAGCCGCTTACATCCCAAGCGTTCCCCGACTTCGAGATGTCTCAGGACAGCCGCGCCGTAGACCAGTGGCGCACAACTGGCGGCGGAGCCGCGTACTTCATTGGTGTGGGCGGTACAACGTCTGGTCGCGCAGCGAACCTCCTCCTTTTCGATGATCCACTAAAGTCCAGAGAGGAAGCCGAGAGTGCCACGCAGCGAAACAAGGTCTGGAATTATTATATATCCGCTCTCAGCACCCGTCTCCAACCAGATGTTGACGGTGTTCCCCCCGCCCAGATCATCATCCTTACGCGATGGCACCCTGACGATCTTGCGGGGCGGCTTATGCAAACTGATGACTGGAATGAGGGCCGCTGGCTTCACATCAACTTCCCTGCCGTCGAGGAACGACCAATTCAAGGAGACGCTGGTAAGATTTCCCGCTCCAATCTACCAAGCGACGACCCTCAGTACCTCGCCCCAGGCGAAGCCAGCAAGCTCGGTAAAGCAAAAAGATACATACGCAAGACTGAGAAGAGAGCCTTGTGGCCCGAACGGTTTTCCCTCGAAGATCTGGAACGTCGTCAAAGATTAAACCCACGAGAGTTCGCATCTCTCTACCAACAAACTCCGTATATCCAGGGCGGCAACATGATCCGCTCACATTGGTGGCGTACGTACCCTGCTGACATGAAGCCAGAGAAGTTTAACTCTCTCATCATCGCAGCCGACACTGCGTTCAAGGCCAAGCAGACGAGCGATTACTCTGTCATGATGACTATGGGTCTCGATACGAACGGCGACATCTACATCGTGGACGTTCACCGAGAGCGGTACGAGTTCCCTGATCTGAAGCGCAACATGATCATGCTTAACAACCAGTGGCGCGGTCGTGGCTTGCGTGGCATTTACATCGAGGACAAGGCCAGCGGCCAGTCCCTGCTTCAAGAGCTGAAGCGAGAAAGCGGCGTGTCCGTGATCCCGTACAAAATATCCAGCGACAAAGTTTCCCGCCTGTCGGCGGTACTGCCTCTCATTGAGGGTGGCCGTGTGTTTATCCCCAGTGCCGCGCCGTGGTTAGACGCCTTCCACGACGAGATGCAAACCTTCCCCGCTGGTACTCACGACGACATCGTAGACGCCATGACCATCGGCCTAGACGTTCTCGCACGCACCCCTGCAACGGGTGAATATTACGCACCTCCATCGTTCGCGCTTCCCAAGTCGAGCGACAGTTTATGGAGCCAAAAGTCCGACCTAAATAATCTCAGCTCCGCGTGGCGTGGCTGGGGTGAATAAGGACGACTGAGGTACAATTATAGGAGTAAATGTTTTCTTATGGCACTGACTAACACAAATTACCGTGCGGACTTCGTACCTGAAAGCGATGGCATCATCGTTGACCTGTCCGATCACGCCAATGCTCTCATGGCATACGAGGATATTTCCTCGATGCTTACTGATGAACAGGAACAGCGCATAGTTGATTATGCTCGTTCTGCTATGCAGATGTCATACGACCGCATTTCACGTCGGTACGACCACTGGACGCAGGCGGATCGCGCACATGATGTGTATGTTGATCCTCACGCGACACAGTTTCGTGAGAAGGCGGTAATCGCAGACACACGCGCTATTGCAGATACTGTGCTTACGTACTTGATGTCGGCTCTTACGGGCCGAAATCCTATGTTCCAGTTGGAGGGCTTGAACCGTAAGTCTCGGAAGGGGTCTCAGATTGTTGAGCGCCTACTTCACCAGCAGATGCGCCGCACAGCAGGAGAGGCTCGCCTTGCCCAACATCTTCTTGACAGCATTCGGTACGGATACGCACCCCCGAAAGGTACGGGGGGTGCTTCCCCACGAACAAACCAAATCACCAACTTCGACCCGCGCCGCGTTTTCCACGACCCCCGTGTCCAGTGGGGAGATTGGGAGCGGATGCAGTACATCATCTTTTCTGACTTCTCTTCTTATGACGCACTCATGCAGACAGGCATGTACCCCAAGCTCAAGAAGTACCCATCCCTCAGAAACCGCCTCACACCTCCGAGTGGTGGGTGGGACGGACATAGATGGCACAAGGAAGCGGGACGAGGACTAAGCATTGACCCTGCCGAGCGCAACCGTCGTGAGAGTGGCGGTACATTCTTCGCCCTCGGAGACAGTCGTGTAGTTGATGAGATGTGGGTTCGCCTTGCTGGATACGAAATCGGCGTACCTCAGATAGAACAGTTATGGATGTGCATCACAATTCTCGATGAGAACGTGGTTATCCGTTGCCAACTCAACCCATACGGCAGGCAGTTCCCTGTCGTGATAGGCGGTCTGTACCACGACGCACACAAAACGTACTCGCAGTCGTTGTATGATCTACTTCTTCCTCTGCACGACGTAGCGACATGGCTTCTTAGGTCACGTATCGACAACGTACAGGCCGCTTTGACCAACTTAATGTTCGTAGATCCTACGCAAATTGCGATTGGAGACCTAATAGACCGCAATCCACACGGCATTGTACGTACATTACCTGGTGTGAAGCCAGGTGAGGGCGTCTTTATCAGCCAGATCCCTGACGTAACTAGGGGTCATTGGAACGATATTGAGGCGATGTCGGGTCTGAAGCAGCGTGTATCCGCTGCATCTGATGCGCAGCAGGGTATGCCTACGGCAGACGGCATTCGTACAGCCACAGAGATCCAGCGTCTTACGCAATTAGGCTCACAACGTCTCGGCGTACTCGCTCGTACTATCTCGGCCACCTCCGTGCGCCCTATGGTTCGTATGATGGTTGCCAACGTACAGGACTTCTTCGCTCCCGAAAGCTCCATCCGCATATCTGACAGTGACACTGCGGGTAATGTGGCTGACATGGTGAAGGACGGCTACCTCGACTTCAAACTTCAGGACATTCAGGGCGACATTGAGTACCTCGTCGTAGACGGTACGCTGCCACTTGAGCCAACTCGCAACGCTGAGACATGGATCACGATGCTTCGTACTCTAAACGAGACTGGCATGGCGATGGAATACAACTCGGGCAAGATCGTCGAGGAAGCCATTCGCTCCATGGGCGTCTCTGACCTTGACCAGTTCAAGATCAACAAAGAGCAGCAGGCTCAAGGCCCAACCCCGTCACAGCAGATGATGATGATGGAGAAAGCTCGCGGCGCGAACGTACAGTCCCAAGAAGACATCGAGCGTCAAGTTGAGAAGGGCAACCTAGTACCAATGAAAGAGGCTCCGAAGAAATGACGAACCCTGTAAACAGTAAGCACTGGGCATCACAGGTGGACGCGGTAACTCGCGAGTACATAGACGCCCGTATCCACGAAGAATTAAAACCTATGAAGGACGACATAGCGGCCCTTCGTGTTGCAATATTGGCAACTAGAGAAAGCCTACAGCGCGATATGGGCAATGTAGCGGGTCGGATGTCGAACACTGAAGAACTGCTTGAAATGTCATCAAGCCGCGCAGCGAAATTGGCCAGTATCGCGAAACAGATGGACGAGGAAAGCTAATGGCACGCACGCGCGTCCCTTCAGAACAGCTAAACTTCCGCTCGCAGAACACGGGCGTCACGCTTCTTGATACGTATCTCGAGGACGCAGAGAAGGGCGGGCTATCGCTTGCTACCCTGATGGGCAAGTTGTTCAATGATGCGACTGGTGACATTGACGCCTTTGAGTTTCGTTACACAAACGAAAACGACGTACAGACCTTGGAGCTTCGTATTGGTACGGACGGCGCATTCCAAGAGGTTGCATCTTTTACGCAGCTATTCACTGACTTAGCTAACTTCAAAACCACTGCCCTTTCCGACATGGAAGCGAAGCGGGCTGATGCGGAGCAGAGTGCGGAGGAAGCCCTTGCTTCTGAAACCGCTACGGCTCTTGCTCAGGCAGCATCTGAGGCAGCTAGAGACGACGCGCAGAGTGCGCGAGATCTCTCTCAAACTTATGCGAACCAAGCGTACCAAACCACACCAACAGTGATCCAGCAGGGCATCTTACTGGCCCAACTGCACGGTGAGCTATTCAACGGGAGTTCTCTCTAATGCCAAACATTTCGGTATCAAACCAGCAGGCTCTCGCAGATGAACTTGCCCAGCGCTTGACCACACTAACAGCATCAACGCCCAACGCCGACTTGGTGTACTTGGCGCGTATGATCGAGATCTTTAACGGCAACGCCAACCTTTCGGCAGTGTCGTCAGAAGGGGATACGCAACTATCGCGCGTCCAAACAGCGGGTGATCAGGAGATTGTTGACGTACAATCTGAAGGCTCCACGCAAGTAAGCGCCGTGCAGGCAGCATCGGCAACCGAGCAAAACGCTCTTAACGGCCTACAGACAAGCATCCAGTCAGCGTTAAACGCTTACGCGATGTCACCGTCTAAGGTCTTTTTCCTGTCACAATCGTAAACGAGGACAACCATGGCAAACGGACTATTAGGAAAAAAGGTCGTAAATGCTCGCGATACGGAAGTAGTTTACACTGTACCCGCTTCACGAACTTCGACCTTTAACATAAACGTACTGAACAACGGTAGCAACGCCGCGACTGTAAACGTGTTCGTATCGGACAAAACATACCAGACGCGGGACTTCGAGGACTACCTCGCGCCTCTAAACTACAACAAGGCATGGGTTGCTGCTGACACGGCGAACACTCTGGACTTGATTGGTAAGAGCACATCCAAGATGATGACTGCTCTCAAGACCACTCCTGTTGAGCCACTTGCCGCTAACACAGCATCGAACCCAATCGCCTCTAAAAAGATTGAAACTCTGCAAACAGCAAATGCTGACGGGAATTTCTTTCTTGTGAGTGATCCATCTGCGGTGGGCAATCCATTACCGTTCTACAATGGCGGCGAGCTTTACGTACGTTCCGCTCCTAACGGTGGCGTATATACATTCGACAACTACTTCTCAGGCGGGTCTGCTACTACAGCGGCGTCTGGCTACGGCCAAACAGCTACGGACAACATTCTCTGGGCTACAAACCAAGATGCGGCCTTCGCCCTTACTTACGTACAGGGTGTTCCAGGCGGCGCAGGCTCAGTTGTGAACTCTATCGACGACTATCGTGCTACGACTGCCACGTACAACACCTCCTTCACTTGGGGCTTGGGCGCGATCAGTAAGATTGCTGGCGTAAAGACAGCAGAAGAGCGTTTCATTATCGGCACGACCACTGGCTTCAACTACATGTCTAACGACGATACGCCAGAAACGCAGGCCGAGTTCCAGTCCAACACCATGTCACCGCCAACAGGTATCTCAGGATACATGATTGGTGCGGCTGCAATTGAAGGTTCCACCGCAGGCGAGGGCAACCTTTACATTGCTTACTCAGGAAACAAAGTTGCGTACGCTGCGTACACGGCAGCGGCTCCATTCCCTGTCACTGGCTATAGCGTGTTCGACTTCCCAGCGGGCGTCACATACGACAACGTAGTTGATATCCGCGCAGAAGGTTCGAGCTTGGTTATTGTCACATCGACAGGCGAGAAGCAAAGCTCCTCTGATCTTGGCGTGACTTGGATTGTAGCTAAGAGCTACGCGGCCCAGCCAATCGGCATCTCAGTCGCCAGCATCGACGCTCAGAACAAGTTTGTGAACGACGACCTTTCCACTAACGTAACAGAGCTTACTTTCGTACGTGGTCGTACGTATCGCTTGCATCAGCTTGCTGCTGGAAACAACGGCCATCCGCTTCAATTCTCTGAAGTGCGTGGTGGGCCACATTCAAACGGCACGCCGTACTCAACTGGCATGACCTTCATGATGGGCGACCCTACTGCCACAGCTCCATTCGCAGTAACTTCCACAACGAATGCAGACTGGGTTAGCGGTCACGCGACCTACAACGGCCAAGCCCGCATCATCGAGTGGGAAGTCCCAACTTCTGCTCCTGACACGCTGTACTTCTACTGTCCGAACCATACGGATATGGGTTACGCGATTTCAGTCGTAGACGAAGACACGGTTGCGCCACACGACACTCAAACAGCTCTTGCTACTGTCAACATTTACAACGCTGACAACGGCGATGCGGATCGGCGCTATGACCTGACCTTCGACGGTAATGCTTTTATGCGCGAGAAGCGCTTCTATGCTTTGCCTCTCGTGGACAAGTACGAAACCTCTGAGATTGCCAGCGGTGAAATTCTTGAGCGTACAGCCGTCATGGCCTCTGAAGGTGAGCAAGTAATTGTAACTACGGACGAGGACAGCGTTGTGGTCCGAGTTCACGGCATCGAGGAATAAACACACATGGCACGTATCCGTAGACCCAAAAAGATTAACGGCTCAGAGTACACCTTTGGTGGTGGCTCTGGGGCGGCTGCGTCGAGTTCTTCCGCCTCTGGAAATTTTCCTATTAAGATTGCTAGGGGTGATGAAAACACCAGTAACACCAACCACAATGGCTTTATACTTAACGGCAGCACTGTCTATGTAACCCTTGATGCTGGCGACGCTATCCCTACAAAGGACGCGTATTTCTACATAGACAACGCATTTGAAAGTCAGGACGGTCAATTCACCTCCGAGTTTATGAATGGTGATACTGCCTTTCCTCCTGGCATCAGTTTCCAAGAAAATTCCGATAGCACGGATACAGATATAGGCTATATGCGTATCCACGGCACACCTACTGCGGTGGGAACAAACTCGTTCAAGCTAAAAGGTACATACCTCGAAGGTTCCCCAGAAGAACAAGTCGAGATAACATACGTTCTGAAAGTTCTGCCTTCTGGCACTACACCTGTTTGGTCTAGCACCTCCCTCCCAGGGCGGTTTATTCGGAACACGCCCACTGAAGTTACAATCGCAGCGGGTCCAACTACTTCGTACTCAGGCGCGACTTACAGCTTGTCAAACGTCAGCGGCTTTAATTCGGGCGTCACGCCTATCATTGATACTGCTACGGGCCGCGTCTACCTTGCTTCTGTTGGAGACATTCAAGCTGCGGCTACTGTCCACGCCTTCACGGTGACAGTAGACCTTGGCGAATACGGCACAATTTCTCAGGATTTCACTGGCAGCATAGCATACGGTGACGCATATGGTGCGCGGTACTTTGGGCCTGCGAATATGAAGCAGGCCCAACGAAGCTCGCTACAATTAAGTCTTGGCGAGGAAGACACATACTTTAACCCTGCCAAAAGTTCTGGCGCACTCAAAAGGTCATGGGACGTAAAAGAAGATACATCGCCTTACCAAGTAGACGATGGGTATGGTTGTCAAGGTGTTCGAGATTGGAGTGTGAGCCAAGCCTATTACGACAATATGAACCCGTACTGGAAGAATGGAGTTATGGGCATTTATGCTGGTGATGATGATTTTGCTACGCACAGTAACTATGGCTATGTCTCTGGATACTGGACAGTCCCAGACGGGGTTACAAAAATTTCGGTTGTCTGTTGTGGTGCTGGTTCTGGTGGCGCATGGACATGGGCACAAGATGGCGGCGGAAGCGGCGGTCTAGCTTGGATGAATGGAATTTCCGTAACTCCTGGCGAAGTTATGCAATGGTGCTGGGGTCTTGGAAGGGTAGGTGAAGGCTCTGCCAGTAGTTATGGCGCGGGAAGCAC